TAGATGGTCTTCAAGAGCACCTCCTTCAATATTGTCTTCTAGAGACTCAGTAGAAACTTCCCAATCAAGACGAATCTTCTTGGTTGTTAGTTCTACCTTTGTAAATGTTGCGCCAGCATTTGTGTAAGTGTTGTCAGCTTGTGCTGCAGCACGGATTACACGCTCACCTACGTTGACCTTTTCGATCTCCATAGTGTTTGCTCGCATTGTAACTCTACGACCATCTTTGGCGAGAACTGTTGCATCCCACACGTAGTCGATGAAGCGGCGAGCTTGTTCTGGTGCTAGAATACCACCAGGTGTACCAGTTGGATTTACTGCATTTGGACCATCTGTATCGCCAAAGTTAGCGGTAGCGATGTTACCAAGTGAAGCAGCTGGTGAAAGGTTACCCGAAGGACCTGTTACTGTAGCAGAACCAACAGAACCAGATGCGAGTGCACCTTGTCCATCATGATTGTGAGCTTCAGTAGTTCCTGGATAATTCTTTACTATTTCTTGTTCCGACATATTGTTCACCTCCTAGTGAATTTACCTTAATTAAATAGGTCGGCTGTTTTGAGGAAACGTCCGCCCCATAGGGATTTTTGAACCTGTTGTACAGGCTCCTGCACGATCTCGCCTAGATCGCCAGACTTGCGGAAAGCAGTGTCTTTTTCTACAAGATCTACTCGCTTCCCAAACTCATTAAAAGTTCCCTTTACTTGGCTTACCTCATTTGCTACAGATTTTACTTCACCTGTAACTGTTTCAAGGGACTTTGTTATTGCATCAACGTTAGCCTGCATAGACTTAACTGTTTCTGCAAGATTGCTCAAGGCATTAGTTAGAGACTCATTAATTTCTGCTACAGACTTTGCAATTTCTGCTGTTGTATCAACAACCGCATCAACTGACTTTTCTGCTGCATCATCAGCAACTGTAGCAACTTCTTCAGCTACTGTCTCTGCCACTTGCTCTGCTACCTCTTCAGCAACTGGAGCATCTGCTGCAGCATCGGCTGTGACCTCTGCTGTAGCTTCTGGAGCAACCTCAACATTTTCAACTACTGTTGTGTCAGACTTTTCTAGAGTCTCTTCAACAACTGTTGCTTCTTCTGTCATAGGATTTTCCTCCTTTGTAATCTTAATTGTTCTAATGCCTTTTGCACTATCAACTAAGAACTTTACTGTTTCTACATCATTTACATCTTCTACAAAACCAATATTCTTCATAGAAGAACTGCATGATGGACAACTTTCATCAGAATCTTTTGAAAGTCTTACAATATCATCGAAACCACACCAATAAACATTATCAATTACCGCTTTTGCAAGAAATCCACCGAGCTCTCCCTTTTCAATAGAAATTACATTTGCGAATTGATTTGCTGGATTATCAACAAGTGATAATTCGTGTAGCTCATATTCTTTAATTACTCGTACCGCTTTTTCTAATTCTTCATCATAGGAGTCATCAAACTTTTTTATATTTCCGCCAATTGAAAAACCAGTTAGTGTACCGTCTAAAACTTTTTCCCATGTATCTTGTGCGCCCTTTGAAATATATGCAGAAACATATACTCCGCTATAAAACTTTTTTGTGCTTGGATCAAAATAGCGATCTTCTTTAAATGAAACTACTTTACCAACTGCCGTTGGCTGATGCATTTCACGCAAGTTCCCACGGAACTTTTTAAAAGCGGTTATACTTGCTTCAGTAGTAACAATGTCGTTCTGCTTGTCAATGTTGTCAAGAGTGGCAAAACCAGATACGATTCTGCGATCCTGATCGACCTTGCCAATGGGCATAGAAAAACGAACGTTGTCGCCATCTGTAATCCAATGTGCTTTATTTATATTCATGGCAGAATAATTATATCATTCCTTTATAATACTTTGTGGATATTATGTGGAGGAACGACCTTCTCCCTGTGGATTACGGCCAGAAATTGTGGATGGAGAGTCTGAGTTATTATTTGTTCTTTCGGCGTCTCTTTCTCTATTGCCTGCCAAGTTGGCCCTAGCGTCTGTAGCCTGTCTTGGAGACATTGTGAAAGGAGCATCCCCGTCTGATCTTTGTGGCATATCTAGTATTTCACGGGCTTCGTTAGGAGTAATAACCTGAGTTTTTACATATCTTTCAATAATCTGAGACTGAGCTATTTCATCTGTAAGAGTTAGCTCATTAAATCTTAACTCAAGAATATCTGTTTTTTCCTTAATAATCTTATTTACTATCTTTTCTAGATATCTTTGTGCTGGCCTTGATACCTGTTCTTTAAAAGTCCTATCTTGAGAAATTGCTGCTGCAATCGCTGCAGAATCTGAACCACCAAGCTTAGAAATAGGAACCTGATGAGCTATTAAAATATCATCACGATTTTGCTTACGATACCTTTCAAATGAGCCCTCTTGTACACCGTTTTCAATTGGCTCCATTTTGAACTCAACCTTGTTATTATCTGTATCTCCAGGAAGTGGGATATATAGAGTTCTATGTGACTGAGATTTTAAACCAGTCTGTAAAAATCTAAACATCTTATCTTCTGCATCTGCAGAAAGCTTTGCACCCTTTACTGTAATAACATATCGTGGAACAGCCTTATTTTCAAAATAATCAATATTATATTGAGATGCCAGTTGGTCTCCAACTAACGATGGCATAGCAGAAAGAATATCTGGAATACCATAAAATGTATTTAATGGAGAGTACTGCTTTAAATGAATAATTTCGTTTGGACGTGGATCTGCATTTACTGGATTTGGATTTTTACCGCCAAAATTTCTAAAATAAACAATCTTTTGTCCAATAATTTGTAGATATCCATCACGCAGTCTTCTTACACGCACTGTTGTAGCTGGTATATGGCCAATATAGCCAATTTCTCCAGATGTTGTACGTCCTACCTCAATAAAGCCGTTTCCAGTTGCCTGTAGGTCTGTGTAAACTTTTTCCATAATGGTTGTAAAAGAGTCATCGTCATTTAATGACTCAACCCAATCACGCAATTCTATTTTTGCTCTTTCAATTCTATTTCTTGCACGACTTACTTTTTCTTGATTTTCACTTAACTCAAAACTAAGCATTGTTCTATCGGTAATATCAAAACGATATCCAAGACCAACAACATTTTCTACTTTTGCATCAATAGCAGCATGGTTAGCAAAATTTGTATCATAAAAGTTAGCCAATTCATACATATTGTATGGTGGTGTAATTACATCAAATAATCCATAACCGTTTCTATATACCGTACCAGGGTTAATAGCTTTTGATCCAGCATCCTGTCCAGATGGATTGGCATTGGCAGAATCCAAATATCTTGGATCCTCTGTTGTTACAGCTTTATTAAATATTCTAGCAGTTCGTCTTTTAAAATTATTATCTATGCCTGAAAAATTTTTAAGCTCGTCCCATGTTTTATTAAATGGATCATGAACAGAAAATTGATTTTCTTTTTCTGGTTGAGTGCTTAGGCTTGCTTGAATATAGTCAAAATCAGCCATTGTCGTATGCGTCCCTTCCATGCTTTTTTAAAGTTTGTTGTGCAGCATGAATAGCTCCTAAGTCATTCATTGAAGGAATGAGTCCGCTCTTAAATCTTTCCATCTGCTCGCTATGCTCTTCTTCTGAGATTCTGGTAAGACCTGGAACAAAAACTGCTTCCCCATCTCCTTCATCGCCATAATATTTTGCTGCCTGCTTTAATTCTGAAATTTTAGAAATATCACCACGGACAGCAGGAATATTTAGTACATTACCCTCTCCGTCTGTAAACCATTTACCATTAGATTTTTTATAAACATACAGACCCCAGTTATAGCTTTTTTCTATAACCTTTCGTCTAACATTACTTACAATAGGCTTACCAGTTTTTGGACTAATAAGAGGATTATTGCTATTATTCATAACCATAAGTATACCAGATTATGCTGGAGTTGTGACTGATGACGACCATAGAATACTCTGAAACATCTTAATTTTGTCAGAGTCAAACGTCATTCCCTCATTATCATCAAAAACTACCTTGTTGGCTCCTGTATATGTGTCATAAATGTCTGCTGGATTTACCCCATATAAATCTGAGGATCCAATAATCAATACTTCCGACCAAGTAAATGAGTCTAGCCAGTACTGCCAGTCATTCAGAGTTTCATCTGTTAGAACTTTTGACCATGGTCTTTTTATAAAGCCCTGCAGCTGCTGTATGTTATTTGCCTGATAATAAGAAATATTATTGTATGTCAAAGGTCCAGATATATTAATAAATCCTTTAGTAGAGTCTAGGTCTAGTGCTGTTGCAAATCTCAGGCCTAAAACAAACCATTCAGTTTTAGACACTACTGGCTCTCTAACAAGAGCTCCATTTAAATAGTAACTTATGCCATCATATGTTTGCCCAGTACTTTGAAGTATTGCATAAATTTTTGCTCTATCTCCGCTATCACTATTTGCAACCATATAAAATAGAATTTTATCTCCACTATAAGAAATTTCAAATATTTGTACTGGAGTAGAAGAAAAGCTATTCTCATCAAAAATAGCCCACATTTGTGCTGCACTGACTCTATAATTTGTTGACAAGAAATTATTTATTGGAATAGATATTCCACGATCCATTAAAGGTTGATAGTCTCCTATCATCTTTATTCCCGAATTTTTTGTTAAATATAAATATGGAGAGCTTTCTTTATATATTGAATACGGATTTTTTGCTTTATAGTCAAAATAAAGTCCAGACTTTTTATATGGATAAATTTCATTTCCAAATCTTGTTCCTATTTTATTAAAGCTGTTTTTGTTAAAAGCCTGAGAGCATATCTCTAGCCTAGATAATGCTACTGGCTTATTGATTATATTTCTTACATTAAACTCTACCCTATATACAATTGCATAATCATTAAAATCATTATCTGTTCTTGGATATATTACTGTTCCATCAACTATTTCAAAAATAGTAGACTCCCAATTAGCGTAGCTATTTAGATCTAAAAGACTAGAATAGTTTGGTGATTCTGAGTATATAAAATTAGACTTTAAAAGATTATTTCCAGTGTCTAAGGTTTGAAAAGTTACAAAAGATTTTATTTCATGACCATTGGTATTAAATGAAATTCCGTCATTTTGAATTGGCTTTGGATATCCTATGTTAAACTGTAAAAAATCTAAGGAATATCTTCTATTTCCACTATAGTCTTTAATGTATTGACCAAAGTAAGACAGCGGCATATAGTCTTCCCAATAACCAGATATTCCTATATCTAAATAAAACTTCTCATATGCTACTGTTGGTAATAGTGTATACGTTGCGAGCTTATCAGTAAACAAGCCTGGTGAATCTATTTCCGCTATTCCGTTGCCGTCGAATCCTGTAGCAAATCCATCTGAATTTGGAATATTTGATATTCCCACTGATAATATTTTCCCTGTAAATGTTTTATCTAAATCTTTATTACCGCCAACATAAAGCTCTAAATTTGCTATATCTCCAAAGAATTTTGCAACACGATATCCATATGCCTCTATCAACTTATCTATTTTTATACCAACGACAAAAGGCAGGCTTGTTTCAACATCTGTAAAAGATCCGCCAGAAATTTCATCTGTATATTCTGTGTTGTAATATTCTGCGTCTAGGGTCGTCTCAAATATTACTGTCTCATAAAGACCACCGTCAATTATGCCGTCTACTGATTCTATAATTTCATATGCAATTTCGTCTACGTTAACATAATATCTTATATCATTTCCCTCTATACTAATTTTAAAATAGTCTTGATTGTTCTTATTTTTTATATACATCAAAATTTGTTCATCTGGATCTATAGTATCTACTTTAAAGATTCCCCAGAAGGCGTTAATTGATCCATTTATAGTGTTTAGTCTTGGAAAATATAGGTAACCATCGGACGAGTTCCACGAAGAGTTTGGTCTAAACGTAAAAAAGTTAGACGAGGCTCCTTGAATATCGTAGCAGTCTGCAAATAAATTAGACTCTGTTCCAGAATTCAAATATATTGATGGCAAAGAATAGTCTGGTGTTTTTAGGGTTTTATTGTCTGATGTTAGATTATCAAAACTTCCTTGAGACCAATTTGCAAAATTAGGATAATTATAATTAGCAGTATATTCTGCAAATGGATAATCAATTAATGTGGTGGATCCTCCATAGCCAGCATCTATCAACTCTGGCGATGATACTCCCTGTCCATAAACGAATCTTCTTTTAGCTACCACTTCGGACACTGGATATGAATATATAGCAACCGCATCTATTTCTATCGGACTAACTTCGTCATAAGCATAAAAACCTAGCCAGTTCTGACTTTTATCATCAGCATCTAATTCATCTGGAAATGAAAGATTGTTTGTGATAAATGATAAAGATCCAACTTCTTCACCATTAATTAATAGACTTGCATTATTTCTTAAAATCTTAATGTCTATAAGCATTGGCCTATACCATTCTGAAATAAAATGAGAGATAAAGTTGCTACCTATTTTTAAAATTAAAAATCCATTTTCTACATATATTCCGTCATCAGAGGCAATGGGACCAAAAATTCTTTTTGGTGTATTACTATCACAATTTATTCTTGCCCAAAACTCTATTGTGTATTCATTAAACTTACCCTTATTGTTTAGTACGCCTTCTCCAGGAATGATCAATGACGGCCCATTTGGATTAGGAATTAGTTTTGTAATTCCAGGTGCTCCAAAAACCATTGGGATAGAGGTATTTTTTGCAAATAGCTCATTGCTAGATGCAATATAGTATGCTGGGTTTACTTCTAATCCATATGCATCTGCTTCAACTACATAATCGATATTATTTAAAGAAATTTCTGTTGGAAAAACAGAAAGATCTGATCCCAAACTATATGTGTTAAATTCTTCACACCATTGACCAAAAGATATTCCATTAAATGTAAATGCATAATCAGACTGTGCCGCTCCTCCAGTAGAGTATGTTGCTTGTAAAACTATTTTTATTTGTGCATTAACATTTGGAATTTCAAATGTTTCTGAAATAAATAGCCACCTTCCAAAAACCGATGTATCAAATGTTTTTAAATTTATTACATCAGTCAGGGTGTCTGGGTCCTGATACTTATATCCTATTGATATAGAAAGTAAAAATGGAGTGTGGACATAAACATATGTTCCTACTGTAAATGTTTCCTTGCCCTGATTTAAATCCTGTGCATTTATAATGTTTGGACTAACTATAGTCATTGTTTCAGTTGGTCCAGATGGCACAAATCCTTCTACCCTTGAAGAAAAACTATCTTCAAAAGGAATATTTGGCACTGTCTGAAGAGCTACCGATGATCCGTTTGTTATGGACCATTCTGGAGATGCTATTACCTGTATCTCTCTTTTTGATTCTGAGATATAGCTAATATAATGAACTGGATCGTCAAAAGACCACAAACCGATAGGGTGCTCAGAGAACACCTTTTCTGCATAAAGATTTGATGGGCTAGACATATTTCTCCTTAGCCACTATTATATCAGTTAAGATATTTTAATCATGCAGGTATCTGTAGTGCAATATGCTTCGCCTTCAGCCTCTAAATTGTCTACCCCGTCATAAATAGCAGACCAATTAATCTTCTTGATCTGTCCAATATATTGATTATATTCATCTTTTGTGATTTGGGTATATGGCTGTTGGGGGTATGTTTTATTGCCCATTGGCAAAAATGATACTGCTTTTAATTGGCCCTCATACATGTGTAGCGCTGGAGCAATATGCCCTGTTTCTTTTTCTTTATCAAATGAAAGAGTAACCGAAACACCGTTATCAGACCAGTACTTTTGCGTTGTAGCAGCAAGGCCAATCTTCTCAAATAAGGTTACATCCTTTTCAGATCTAGCATGTCCAGAATGGACAGGGAAATATACAACAGTTGTATTTTGTGATACAAGGTCTGCTTCCATTTTATACCCTGCTGCTTTAAACAAACTAATCATTGGATCTGTGTTTCCAAAACGAATTGCACGAAGGAAGAAGTTTCCTCCTGGTCCCCAGTGAACACCTGGAGTTGCACCAGATAATAGTGACACTGAGCCTGATGGCTTAACAGTTGTCACACGAATAGACTCACGAACACATAGCCACTCAGAATATGAATGATCGTATTTACGAATAGTCTTATATCCCTCATCC